CTTTATTTCTTCTTCACAGTAAGTCAGCCCGCGTATTTGACCCACTACAAATCGGTAGTTTTCCATATCCTCTACCGCACCATTCGCCAACATTGTAGTGTAATCTTCTTTTTGCTGACGTATGTTTTTTAATAAATGTTCTGTTAAGGCAATAACATCCATTACTTTTTCCTAAACTTATCCACGCCCTTGATTCCTAGTGCCGCAGATATTGTAAGGAAAACTAGGTATGTGTACCACTCTGGCAACTCATTCAAACGGTCAAAACCATTTTTCACAATCTGTTCCATGCCTGGAATGAAGACTAGTATCAATGGAATGAGTATAATCACCGTGACTATTTCATCTTTAATTGAGGATTTTGTAGACTCAGCCATAATCAACTCCCACTTACTATCGTGGGTAGCTGCGGTTTTCATTATTTCAGCTTTCGCCTCTGCCTCAGTTTGCGCAAGAGTTGCTTTCGCCTTTTGCTTGGATACTTGCCCCTCAACAAATGAGCCTGCCAACGATGCGATAGGTCCAATAAGCGCTTGAAACACAACACCCTCCCTTTTTCCTTTAATCAAACATTCCTTTTAACCAAGCAACCCAAGCAACTAAACCCGCAACCATAGCCGCTATTAATAACACCACTGAGCCTATTCCAATAGCATCCATTATCTCAGCCCTTCTGCGTCTTGCAAGTTCTTCCCTTACTCTTCTTTCTTTTCTAGCTTCTGCTTGAAACCTTTGCCAATCCTGCCAAAGCCCAGGTCTGCCTGTGTATATCATAATTTGTTTCAATTGTAGTTCTTTTTGTCGAATGGCCTCTAATGCCATAAACTCTTCTAAATCAGATGAACGAACTCCAGACCTTTTTTTCTTATTACCTTTGCGTTGAAGCTCCTCTTTGGCTATCACAAAGTCTGATATAGCTTTTCCTGCTTTGGCAATATCTCCAGTGTTCTGGACAGCCTTCTTGATAATCATAAAAGCTGCATTTGCTGCGGCGAGTTCGGCTAACAATTTACTACTCCACTATTTTCAACACATACGGCTTGCCGTCTACACCCTCCTTTAGTTCTACAGTCCTCTTTTCACAAGCATATCGCTTATACTCACTGTCTTTCCAGCCAGTGCGCTCAATGTGTCTTTTAGCCCTTAAACACATTGATATATTATCATAGCCTACATGCTCAACGATAGACCCTGACATATACAATATCAAAATTATTGAGGTTTCAATTATCCCCATTTCTCATATTCTCTAAGTTTTCTTCTAAACTTGTAATTCGGCGCTCATAAAAATCTAATGTCAACTTTTGCTGTTGATCAAAAGGAGCCTTACCAGATTCTATATCCGTTTGCAATTTTTCCAATTCACCAGCCAAATGCTCGATCAGCATGTACTGTTCAGAATCAGCCGGGAGGCTCCCCATCTCTCCCCTCGGCCACTTTATTCTAAACTCAGTGTTATGCTGAACATCAGATTCCATCATTGTGATATTGGTTTCAATTTGGTTTAAGCGTTCTATGATCCCAAAATACGCCCAAGTAGCTAATGATGCCGCCGCAACCATAGATATGATGTTGCGTAAGGGTAGTGCTACTTCTGTATTTTCATTCAGCTTTGCTGGCATTTACTTCTCGGAATTGAGCCAAACTGCCAGACTGCCTGTCATGGCACCCGTGACAACTGAAATTAGCGAGGCCTGCTGAGTTGTGAGATCCGGCTGTGAAAGAGCCCATTCTATGCATCTGATGTACACGCCTGTCATGCATAGCATCATGAATCTAGGCAGTATTTTAAGCTCTAATAGCTTCCTTGCTACTTCTTCTGCACTCATTAGAAAATGCCTTTAAATCTTTGCGGTCTTGCTATTGGAGAGAACTTTTTTACCACTCCCCCCTTTTTTAGACCCACTGGGCTTTTTCTTAACGGCTTTGACTTTGATTTCCCCGCTGTCGATAACGCTATTGCTACTGCTTGTCTCTGCGGGTATCCCTCTGACCTCAGTTTCGATATGTTTGACGATATCGTCTTTTGGCTTTTGCCTTTCGATAAGGGCATTTCTACGCTCCACTTTTTTAGCTTTTTCTACTTCAGCTACTTTTCTACTTACTGAACTTGCTGTCATTTTACCGACCTTTCGTCATGTTATTAAGAGCTGCGATATCTCTTTGAGTTTGAATACGCTCCTCTGCCACTCTGGTTTTTTCATCCAAAGCCTCTTTTTGAATGTTTATTCTGGCGCTCTCTGCCATCTGGTCATTCAATTCTTTCTCACGATCAAGCTGCGCCCTATCATCGGCTTCTTTAGCCTTGCGTTGAATATCAGCTTCACGCAAAGCCAATTCTTGCTGACGTATGGCAACAAGTGGGTCAGGCTGTTGTGGTGGCGTAACCGCTTGAGCATATTGCTCTGTAAGCTCTCCAATTAATTGAGCTGCGCGTGACGCAACCTCTGTTTGAAAGGCCATCATTCCTTCTTCAGAAGACTGAATTTGCATTTGCTCTTCTGGAGCAAGCTGATTTATAATTTCTTCTTGCGCCATAGCCTCAGCCATAAACCCAAGATGCTCTTGAACATGACCTTGCAATGTCATGACTATCGCCGCATTAGCTTGCGCCACAGGCGTTGCAATAATTGCCAAATGAGCTTCAATATGAGCTTGATGGTTTTGATCTGGAAAAGCTTGTAAAGCCTTTCCACGCATTGCCTCTTGGTTTTCTTTAGCCGGATTCGTAGGTTGAGGGACAGGAGGTGGAGGTAAGATTGCATCGACATTGGTAACTCCTAATGCTTCATACATTTTACGGTAAGCCTGATATAATCCCTGTTCGTTTCCATGTATCTCTGGGTTTGATTGAACCAATTGTAGTTCTGTCTGCGCTAAAGCTATACGTTGTGACATGGAAAAGATGTTTGGATCTGAGACGGGCAGAACATCTATGCGGTCATCAAAGTCTGTTACTTTTATTTCTGGTGGAGCGCCGGGTATCGCATAAGGATACATAGGAGCCATAAACCTAGCAAATACGTTAGCTAAAAGCTTAAATTCAACCTTTTGTGAATAATGCAAGCGCTTGTGAATTGCGGACATAACCTTTGTGCCACGCTCCATAATCGCCATAGTAGTGCCTACAGGCGTTTCCCCGCCCATCTCAGCCACTTTCATGTCAGCTAAAGACGCAAACCTACGCCCAGAGTCAACAAGCGTGCCTAAGAGTGAATATAGCGTCTGTGAGGGCTCTTTAAACGGAAGCGTCATGAGCGATTGGCGGATGTCCATACCTGCGACATCAATATCACGAAACTCACCTGGATTTAGTGGTTCGTCTTCATCGCGGATACGAGCGCCACGAGCCTTGAACCCCGCAGGGAGGTTGGACAGGGTGCCAGCGTCAATGAGCTGTCTTAACAAGCTGGTTGCTGCTTGAGACAATCCGCCAATCATATGTGTAAGACCAAATCCATAAAAACCCAATCCGGGCAAAAACTTGTAATGAACAAAATAAGGCTTCGCACGGCGCAAAGGGTCTGATTCATCATAATTACGACGAATAGACAAAACTTTGCCGCTTTTTTCAACAATTGTAACGATATATGGAAGCTTTAACTCAGTTTCCTCGCCATTTGCATCTACATCTTTAAACCCAGATAAATCTAAATTTGTATGAACTTCATACAGCGTTACTTCTTCACTAGAGCCTGAAGGAGAAATGCCTTGAATTTCATCTATGGTTTCCTTAACGCCAGAGTATTCATCATCCCCATAACTGTCTCCAGGGAGGTCTATATCAGCGTAAAAACCTGTAAGTTGCAGTTTTCTAATCTCGTTTTTGTCCATTTTTACGACATGTGTAATTCTTGTCGCTGACGCTAAATCAGTGGCGCTATAAGGAACAATTAAGTCTTCAGCATGAACAAACTTGGAAACAGCCCTTTGCAATAAAGGGTCAAAATAAATTTTCTTAAATGTGCTACCTATTATGGGTAGATAGAAAAGCATTTGATCCAACTCGGGGTCATACTCCTCCATCTCGTATGTAATCTGGTAATTCATATAGTTTTTGACACGTTCAGCCTGCGCTATAGCTTCTTTGTTTTCATCACCAATTATCTGTGTGCGAACAGGGCCGCCAGCAGGTAATAACTCACGATAAGCCTGCGCTTGAAACTGTGTAACAGACTCTGCCAAGAGTGGGTGAACCACACCAGACGCACCTTCAAACGGCTGTGATCTCTCTTCATAGTTCATGCCAAGAAGGTCAATGCCTCTTTTGTAAACCTCTTCCCAATCCTCACGAGATGACAAATCATCTTCAATCTCACCAACCAAATCAGAGGCAATGGTTGTGGCTTCAGCCTCATCCATAAAATCAACAAGATTAGAATTAAAAGGTATTTCTATCGGCATTTCTGCCGCCATCATTTCTTCAGAAATATCGCCAACAATAACAGAACCATCGTCCATTGTTACCTGACCGGGCTGCGTTGCCATTTCCAAAATTTCAATTTGTTCCTGTGCATTCATAGGGATGACATTATCACCGCCAGCGCCTGTGCCTTTTTCTATAGCCATCTCATACCCCTTTTACAGCGTTGGAACGAACAACCTGACGCTCTGAGTGGAGGGTTCTCTCGCATCAAGCCTGGAATGAAGGGCTTCACCTTGGCTAAAATTGTTCGCCCCAACCTCATATGACATCACGAAATACCCTTAAATTTACCACCACGGCCTGCCATAACAGCCCCACCGCCACGAAAATTTTTTATGCCCTTGCGTTGATTATCACGCATACTCTGGTATTCATCAAACTGAGCGTCTGTCAAACTTTGAACGCCTTTTGTCGTGCCAATCGTCAAGATTTGCCTGCGAGTCAAGCCGTCAATAGTTTTGCCTTTTGATACATCCCCACCATTGCTGAACTCATAAAATAAACCATGCCCACTACCATCAATTTTAAAAACTTGGATATCCCCTGTTTTGCGCCCTTCTCTAAGGTCAGCTTTATATCCTGACCCCTTTAAAATTTTTTGTGTCTGCCGTGCAGTAATTTTACCTTGTGCATAGTCAGATAAAGCATCTTGAACTCGTTGATTGTATTTATCTTCTGCCATTATACATACCTTGTGCTTTACGAGGAGAAACAGCCCCGCCCTTAGCTTTCTTAATAGGCTTTGGTTTTTTCTTTGACCCACCACCTTTTATAGTAGTGTCCTTAGAGTTTCCAAGGCCAGCAAGATAAGAATCAAGAATATCGCCACCCATGTCCATCGACTTATATGTTGGGGTTGGTCTTTTGACATCTCCGCCCTCTTCATATCCACTTTCCATCATTTCTATAGCAGCCATAATCAGATCATTCCTAGCCTTTTGTGCCATCCTCGAGTTTGGGTCGTACTCACCAAGCCGTTTTCTTTCAGCAATTCTGTCAGCAGCTCTTCTATCAGTAGCGCGGAGTTTGTCGGCGCGACTCATTCTTTGAATCATTAGTTCTAATTTATCTGCATCCATTACTTCACCCCAGAGAACTTGCCACCGCGCAGAGCAGCACCCATGCCACGGCAACTGCCAACAGCCCCGCCCTTTTCATATTTCTGAGCAAGGTCAGGATCCATTTTCTGCTGAACCTTTTCAGGTAGCTTGGAAAACCCTTTGAATTTTGCAGGAACAGCTTCACCACCATCCTCCATGCCAATAGACTGCATTATCATTTGAATATCTCTATCTGAAATGGTGTTGGCAGATTCATTAGAACGCCTGCGGTTTCTACCCCTTAAACTTTGTGGGATGTTGCCTGTTTCTTGAGTCATAAATCTCTGTAATCTAGCTATATCTGCATTTGAAAGAGTGTTTCCACTTTCTCCTCGGGAACCAAAAGCCCTTCTTATACTTGCAATATCAGCGTCAGAGATAGCCATGCCGCCTTCTTCAAGACCTTTAATGCCTTTATTTTTCAATAATCTTCTAACTTTAGATGGGCTCATGTTTTCTGTATCCATGCCTAAAATTTCATCCGCTCCTCGCTTTTCGCCAGCCCTCAAAAGGTCATCTGCTAACTTATTTGAAGCCTTATCTTCTCTGTCACTATTCATCAGTAATACTCCCGTTTCCTATTAAATTCACGGTAATCGTCTTCATCGTAATCAGAGGGAGTAATGATAAATCCACCCTGTCTGAACCTGAGTATAGCCTGTGTCATCGAATCAGCCAAGTCATCATGTTCACCGTTAGGAAATGAGGCACATTCTTCAACCACTTCCTCAGCAAAATTCATGTCAGGTCGCCATACCATACCAGACTCAAAAACAGGCGCACAAGCATTCATCCGTGTGAACTTATCCGCCCCCCTTGAAGGGGTAAAGGGCGTGACAGGCACCCCCATTCTCCGCAGTTCTTGGGTGAGCGGCATACCACTGGCCTTTTGTTCAATAAGCACCATGTCTGGCTCAAAATCTGTATATAAATCCTGGGCAACGTCTTTAAGCTCTGGAAAATCCCATCGACCTCGCTGCGCATCAAGTAAGATGATGGCCTCGCCGTCTCCATCCACAGGCTCAAAAATGCCCCAAGTAGTAATAGCAGAATAGTCTGCCCTCTCTGACTTCGAGAAGGCCGTATCGTATGATTGTATGATGTACGAACAGGCAGGCGGGCTACCACTATCCCAAACATTCCACCACTCCCTCTTGATAATCGCCCCTTCTTCGGCTGTTGGATTTTGTAAATACTGAGAGTTCCATTTAGAAACAGGAATAGATGCTTTAACAGCGTCTAATTCTTCTCGTTTCCAGTATTCGGGCCACAACACGTTGTCTGAATCTGGAAATATCGCCGGGAACTCCACAACATCCCATTGATCCGCCCCGCCCTCGGCCTGCTTCTGCAACACTTTCGCCGTTAAATCCCGTATACTCCACCGTGTCATCACGATGATTATTGACCCGCCCGGCTGAAGTCTCTGTCTTGGACCTGATGTATACCATTCGTAAATATTATCGAGTGCGGTAGGTGATAACGCATCCTGTTCAGACACAGGATCATCAATGATACACAAGTCAGCACCACGACCAGCAAGCGCACCACCAACACCCACGGCATAATACTCGCCCCCTTTGGATGTAGACCAACGACCAGATGCTTTCGCATCACTAGCTAACGCTAAATCAGGAAATATGTCACGATATATCTCACTGTCGATAAGGTTTTTAACCTTACGACCAAAGCCCACAGCTAACTCGGCCGTGTGCGTTGCCTGAATAACCTTAGTATTTGGATTGCGGCCCATAAGCCATGCAGGGAACAAATATGACGCAAACTCAGACTTTGTGTGTCTAGGCGGCATGTTAATAATTAAACGCTTTATCTTGCCTTCAGCCACTTTCTGTAGCTTTTCAGCATATATCTTGTGATGATTGCCCTCAATAAATGTAGGCCAGACATGCTTTACAAAAGTTATAAAATCGTTTTGCGACTCGTCCCTTTTAGAAACTTCTTCTAGTCGGCCTACAAACTTACTAAGTTCCTGAACCTCATCGTCAGTAAGAAACTCAAGAGGTATGTCAAAGTTTTGGTTCATTCATCTTATCTGCCGCCGCCCAACAGCCTCAAAAAATTATCAGCCGCACTATTCAAGTTAGGGGTCAAACCACTTATTTGACCATACCCAAAGCCTAAAGGATTACCAACTTGTGCAGCTACTGTACGACGAGGCCCCGGTTGAGCAGCAGTTGTGGTAGCAGTTGTAGTAGCAGTAGAAGCAGCATCCTCTTCTGTAATCGGCTCTTCTTTAGCTCTTTTGTCCTGAATTGCAGTGTTTGCAGTTTTAATAATTTGATTAATTTCATTATCACCGCCGCCAAAAACACTTTCATCAGCAAAAACATTGTAATTAAATGCTGGCAAATCACTGTCAGATTCAGATAACGCACCCATGTCAATCGAGCGGCTTCCCTTGCCTAATGCCCCTGTTTCAGGATTAACAGTACCAATAATCTGACCTTGAGCGTCGTAAATAGGTGAATAGCCATTATTCACAATATCTTCATACATGCTTTTAGCGGGATTAAATCCCGTAACCTTTTCAACAAGCCCAGAAATCCCTTCAGAACCTCTACCTGCACGACCAGCCAATTGCTCAAGAGAACTTACAGTTGTTGCGTCAGGATTCAGAGCCAAGCCTGTATTAGGGTCAACTTTACCAGGAATGTTTTTCTTATCCCCTCTGGTCACAGTTGTTTGACGATTCATTAAGTCAGATAAACGACCTATTTCTGATTGTATGGTCGTCGAGTCACCACCCTTAGCACGAGAAAGATCCATAGCAGACTGAACTTCTTCAAGAGATGCGCCAGGAGGAGGAACAGCCTCACCTTCAGCGCCCATACCTCCTAAATCAAAGCCTAATTCAGGAGCCTGCCGTCCACCACGCCCAAATGCTGCTGGGTTAGCTTCTTCAACGCCTATAGAATCAAGGCCAAGGCCGTCAGGACGAGATGTCGGGCCAGTAACTGTTGCAGAAGGCGATGTGGTAGGAGAGTCAAACTCACCAAACCCAGCATTGGGGTCAAATACATCACCCAATAAACTGTTTTGAGCGTTCTCACCCAAAACATCTGCTATATCTATGGCGTCCACAGTGCGACCAGCACCAGTTAAATTTTGAGGCGCACTTCCTATTTGTCCGGGAGTTACATCAGCTAATTGAACTTCAGAAAGACGTTGAGATAAAGCAGGGTCAACAGTAGCCTGCTGACGAGATTTCTCCGCAGCATTGACTTGAGCTGTATTTGCAAGCGCCTGAGATAAAGCATCCATTACAGGATCGCCCTCATCGCTACTGCCACCACCACCGCCCGGAACAGTGGTTGTGCTAAAATTTACTGTATTACTAGATTGAGGCGGCGGATTTTGAGAGGCCGTGTAATAATCGTCACCACTATCGGTGTCAAAAGAATCCATACCAGCAGAACTGTAATTTCCAGTGCTTGAAGTGCCAGCAGTTCCAGAGCTTTCATAAGGGTCGCTGTAACCTCCACCACTAACGCCAAATTCAGCAGTATCAAATGAGAAAAATGACGGAATACCGCCCGGCCCAGGAGCGCCAGAACCACCCATAGCCTGCAAAACATTAGCTTCGCCGGGCGTAATGTACGATAACATGTGAGGCTGACCCGCAATTTGCGTTCTACGAGGAACAGAACCACCCATTGCCATTTGCATCGGCATAGAAGGCTGAAAAATATCTACATTTTGCATGGAAGGTGGCATCGGCAACGGTTGTTGCATCATCGGAGCCATCGGAGCTGCTGGTGCAGGCTGTTTTGCCTGCATTCCAGACATAAAACCCTTAAATTGAGCCCTCATAGAGGGGTCACTTTGAAAATTTAAGCCTGTAGAAGCTGCGGGCGCTACTCCTTGAGGCATCATGGCGCCCATTGGGTTGTTTTGCATCATTTTCACCGCCTAAAATTGATTGATGCGACAATCATAGGCTAATTTAACGTATCAGGCAACAGAATCAACTAAAGTGGAAATCTCATCTACACATTGTAGTAAAATTTTCTGCCCTTTTTCGTCTAAATTAGAGACGGGGTACTCATCAATCGCATCCATCAGACGATTTATCCGCTCTTTTTGGAAATCTGTCAGGGTACCTGCGCTATTTTCCCTAACTATAGGGGCAACAGACAGCCAACGCACCGCATATTCAAGCGGAAGGTCTATTTTTGTATATCCACTCTCATAATTTGAGTATTGACGCTCAGAAACACCCAGCTTCCCAGCGAGCGCACGCTTGGTTAAGCCCATATATGTGCGCTTCTCACGAAGTTCTGACGGACCCCAATCCGAATACGACTTATCACTGCGCTCTGGCATCGCTTTCCTCCACAGCAATCGCACCAGAACGCAATAAATCACGCCGCAAAGACGGAATGTTGGTGTATTGAACAGGCTTGCCCGTCCAATCAGTCGCCAACATAGCCATATCACGCATGAAAGCAGCGTCATCTGTCCTTGATTGCATCTGCGTACTCCGCAATCCAGTTAAAAACTGGCTGTCTGTGGCAGCAGAGAAATGCTTCTCATCACCCATCAGCCATCTGTACTTTGTGTATTCCATCTAAACCCTCCTTCAGGTGTCATATTTTTGACAGTATGCAATATATTTCCAACTTGGTCAATAGTATGCCAGTTGTTTTTGTGGAACATTGCGTAAACCGCTATATTTTTTTGCGTGTGCAAAAAAGGGGGGCAACCCATGCAAAACCCGATCTGCAAATTTTTGAAAAACCCTTTAGGGTACCTGTCATTTTTTTGACGGCCTGGGCGTCAATTTTTTGACACGCCAGTCGGTAATCAAGGCAAAAAAAATGGGGGGCGAAGCCCCCCAAATATTAACGAGATAATTCGTGTCGGCGTTCCATAAAAAACTCGTACCATTCATCATCCAACCCGCCCCATATTGAAGGCGTTCCTGCTCTATTTTCTGGAAGTACTGATATTCCGCCCCCCATTACTTGTCTGACTATGTATCTAGTGTGTGTGTCCCCATCACGATACGAAGCGCCATTATTTTGCTGACCAATAGTTTGAACAACATCATCACCAAAACGTGATCGCCATTCTGAAATAGTTCTGCGAACATTGTTTGGTGTCCATCCAATAGCGTCCATCAATTCACGAACGGTTGCGCCATTTTCAGTGCGGCACATATCCCATGCCGTACCATTGCGAGAAAAACGTCTAAAGGGTTGTTCCTCAGTTGTTTGCTCGCCTTGGTAATCTAGACGGTAATTATCAGACCATTTAAACATATTCATGATCAATGTCACCCATGCTCTCAGCTTTTTTGCGTCTAGTGTAGCTTGATGTTGTCTAAACTCTATTGCGCCTGTAGTAGTAAGGGGTTTAACATTTATCACCCTAAACTTGCCCCCCAAATAATCAGCCATTGCGTTGTAACAGTTGATGCTGTCAAAACGAGCATTTAAGGCATTTGGTACAGGCTGCGCCATTCTATAGTTGCGTCTAGAAGGCGCTAGTATTTCATCAATGCTAGGCTGAAAAGTTGCATATCTTTTGATAACATCACGGCAAAGAGTATAAGAGAACATATCACCATAATAATCTAAAGGCGGATATTGTCTTTGATCTTTATCGTTGGATCCCTCTTCAAAAGATTGCATAGCCAATTCGCAAGCCTTATGGGTAAAGCTTACCATATCCATATTTAAGACACGCCTTGCGGAAATATGAACATGACCCCCTAAATCAACAAGCCCAACCCTTGCGCCTGCATTTTCTAAAGCTTGCATCACTTCGCTTATTTTATCCCATGCAAGATCACAATTCGGCAAGGGGGGAAATACAACTTCAGCATCTACAACATCAGTGCTATCTGAAGTAACCCAACAATAAGTAAGATTGTTATCTCTCAAGACTTGTTTTGAACGGCTAACAGATAGGCCATTGATCTCTAGTTCATAACCAAAGACCTGAAATCCATCATCAGACCATAGTGCTATAGATGAAGTGTTTGTTGCGTCAAATTCTCTAGGCATTTTTTTGTTCCTCTTTAGTTTGTTTCACACTAGGCATTAGCGCCTACCCTTTTCTACCATGCAATCTATTACATAGTAAAGAAAAATGTTCGTATTTTTTCATTTATTTTCTACTTATTAGACGCATGAAGAATGCCAATTATTGAGGGGCTGCCATTTTTTTTGCGAACAAATTGCTGCTGGCGAGCCAGCTGCCCAGGCAAACCAGGGCGACCAGGCCAAAAGCCAATACCCGATCCCCGAATCCCGAGTCCCGAGTCCCGAGTCCCGAGTCCCGAGCTGCTGGCATGTAGTTTTGCGAACAATTGTTCGGGTTATCGCCAGGCCAGCAACGAAAGCTCGGCGAACATTTTTGCGTGCAGCGGGCGAGCCCTGGCAAAAGTCCCGAATCTACCCGAACATTTTCACGCCAGCAGCGCCCCGTGCATAAAAAAACCCCCGCCGAAGCGGGGGAAAGTTTACCCTAGTGAGAAAACCCGATAACGCACGGGCGGGCGATTAGTTTGTAAGCTCTGGGTTGGACGGGTCTAAACCTAGACTTTCTGTAATGTTTGCCATCGCACCGCAAATTTCATCCCAAACTCGATCCTCTAAATCTGGGTCGCCCTGCTTTAAGACTTGACCATCACGATACCCGTGAAGCGCATCCCAGATTGTTTGTAATTCTTTTTCCATTATGCGGCCTCCTGCTTTTCTCTATATTCGCTCACGACTTCTTCTCCAATGATATACACATACATATTGACCACCTTTTCAGGGTTGCTCAAGTCTGTGGTACACTCTCCGAAGTTGTCTTGCTCATAGTTCTTGATGTGATTGATGATATCCCAGCTTTTGGCTCCCATCCAATCAATAGCCTTCTGAGTTCCAATAATGTAGTAGTCTGTGTTGAAACACTCGTGGTGCAAGTCATCCATGTTGTCAATAATCCAATTAGCACCTTGATGCTTCTTGGTATTTAAGAGCCACTCGTAAAAGTGGCTCTTGATTTCGTCTCTTTTATAGTCCATTTGTGACCTCCAAAACCTTGGATAAAAGTTCTTTTTTATCGTTTGTTGAGAAGCTAGGAATACCCATATTTGAATAGAAAACACTATACATATCACCAGTAACGCCTTCTTTCTTAGCCTCTTCCTCATTCTCAAAGACAAAGATTTGAATGAATTTTTCAATATCAAGGTTAATTTCTAACATAACAGAACCTGTGGCATCATGGATATATGAGCTGTTAATCCAATTAAAATCACAAGCCTTGTTGATCTCTTCCAAAAAATCTTTGTGGATTTTGGTATAGCTATCTCGCATAAACCAAAAGTCCTGATCTACATATTTATCAGTTGCTAATGCTGTATTCATTTTAAAGCGCTCCCTCTGAACCCCAGACAAGTTCATGATCTGGATGATAGATGCCAAAGTTTGTGCCTTCACTATTTAAATGGGCGCCTAAACCTTCACCAGTAAAAAGCATACTGTAACCGTTAGGCAGTTCTAAAGAGTAACCTTCATTACCGCCACCTAAATCAGTTTTGGTAAAACCCATCTTCTGTAAATGTTGTGTTGAGATTTTCATTCTTTCCTCGTTAGTTTTTAGTTTCACAGTGTAGACGGCTACGATGGCCTTTCAAAGTATGTAACTCAGTACAGTGACAGTTCGACCCATTCACCGCCTACACTATATAATATAAGCAATAGTTTTCACACAAACAAGAAAAAAGTTTATTTTTGTGTGTCATAAATTTGACTGCGCCGCAGGGCGCCACCTGAAAAAATGTTCGGATTGCTGCGTCCTGCTGGCAGGCCAGCCAGGAAAGCGAACAATTGTTCGTAAATCGAAGTGCCAGCTCCTGGGAGTTGCAGCAGGAAAGGGCGCCGAACTACGAAAAACGTACCATTGGATACCCGATTCCCCGAACCGAGCCCCGATTTGCTGCAGGCAGCCATGTCCTGCTGGCTTTAAACCGAACAATTGTTTGCATTTAAGCCCGGCCAGCAGCAGCGGGCCCAGGTGCAGCAGCCAGATTCATAGAACAATTGTTCGTATTTACCCGACCCCGGAGCCCGAAAGCCCAGGATGCAGCTGCTGCCAGCACCGAACAAATGTTCGTATTACCGATGCAGCTGGCCCGAAACCCGAACATTTTTGCCAGCAAAACCGGTGTGCCTGGAAGACCGAACCACCGAAACCCGAACATTTTGGAGGCCAGCAGCACCGAACCGAGCTGCCCCGAACACAAAAAAACCCGAACAATTCACCGATTGCCCAGGTCTTTGCCTCCGCCCGCCCGAGGAAACGGAGTTATATGCCCGATTATGGGTTTATTTATTATCCTCTGCTATCTCAGCCACATCATCTGCAGCTGGGGTAACATTTTTCATTCTGCGTTCTGCCATACGCTTAAACTCGTCAAGTTTCTCAAGCACTTGCTCCCGATTCATGGAGTTCACATCCTCGTGCATAACGTGGCTTTTATTAACAAGTAGTCCAGTTGCCTTCAATCTCAGTTCTTCAGCCCGAATAGCTTCACCGAACCGACCAAGTTCCCAAGCCTGATCACGCATCTTTTTTAAGTCCCGAACCGACTTATCTACAGTAACCCCATATTTCGTTCTGGCTTCCAGCCTCATCTCTTCGAGACGCTCTTGTACTACAGGATTACGCAACAGCCTTACAGCGGCAACCGTAGGGTTTTTATACCCTGCTTTTCTTGCCGCAGCAGTCTGGGTCATATCACCATTAAAGTAATTGTTAAGAAAAGTCTGTTGTTGAGGTTTTAACCGCTCCATACCAACAGACGTTTGTTCTTTAGTTAAAGTCTCTCCGACTTGTGGCATTTGCCTCTCCTTACTGATAATATACGGGGGGTTAGTTAGCACCCCCGTATATATATATATATACAAACCTTGCTAACCTTGCTAACCACAAATTTTTTCAATGACTTAACATAGGTTAGGTAAGATTTTACATTAAAACCTAACCTTGCTAACCAAAACTGTAAAACATTGATATCATTGTATAAGTTAGTTAGCAACAATTTGGTTAGGTTGCTAACCTTCTAACTCCTAACCTAATTACCACCTTTTTTTACGAATTTCCCATAACCCGAACAATCCCATTACAGCCATTACGGCGCCGATTAACCCGAACAAAATTACGGAGATAATTTCTGGCGCCGTTTGCTGAAACCGAACAATTTCATAAGATAGCCAAAACACTGATATACCGAACAGGACACAAGACCATGACAATCCTTTATAAACCATTTAACTCTCCATTTTTTGAAACGCTCTTGTGATATCATTCTCATCTGTTTTGAAGCGAACAACATCATGCAATTTAAAATTTGGGTTGTGCTGCGGCTCGTTGTCTAAAATGCCCTCACCGCCCATGCGGTTGCCTTTAGTGATTTTAATCCACATTTTCTCAATCATCTGCCTACCGTCCTCTAAAGTAACTGGCGGAAAATATGAATATACATAATCCTTTGGCACACTAGGGTTGTTCTTTAGCTTCCTGTAGACTTCTAAGCCATGTTCTGGACAGCTATATACGATATTACCTTCTTCACTCATTTTACATTCCTTTTTTCTAGTTCGTTCACAATTTCGTTAACACGATTAATCATACTCATATCAGTATCAAATCGGTCAACACATTTCTCATGCTTAAAAACATCAGGCAGACACTCCACCTGATGCTTTAAATCGTATGCGATTGTTAAGAGTTCATCCATTATGTTGCTCATTAATCCATTCTTTAAATGGCTCAAGGTCTACATCTCCAGACACATACCATTGTCTTTTTTGGTTATCCCATTTACCACCAAGTTTTTTGCACTTGTTCTTTTGTTCGTATGGGCAATCAAGATACACACGACTATCGTACTCAGCTTTTTGCTGAGATTTTCTTGTCCAATGGTATTTTAGTACGGTTACGCACCAATCTTGCATTTCTTCATCACTCATGCCGTGGAATTTTTTCCAATCTTCGAGTGCGCTAAACAAGTTGCTGTATAAAACGCCCAACTCTCTACTGTGCGCTCTAGCTTCTCTAGCCGCCCTTCTTGGGTTTGTCCTATTATCGCTACCCATTACACCGCCTCTAATCCAAACACGTTATCAGACTGTTTACCTTCATAACCAGCCCAACCAGCCGCATCATATAGAAAATTGGTGTCTAGCCCAAAATCACGATAACCACCAAGAATAGTGTTAAAGTAACCTGTAGTGGGCATGGCAATAACATCAGTGTTCATAGTATATGTCATGATACCCGCCACCTTGATTTTTCTATAAAGGCCTGTGCCGTCAGCACGACAGCCTTCATATTGGTCAAGCGCTAATTCATCTGCTGGCTCAATCTCCCAGATGCCGACAGGAATATACATATTAGGGTCTTTGGACTTTGCAATGTCAGCAACACCCCGGAACACCAATTCATAACCATAAATCATTGCAGCACCCACAGCCTTAGCAGTGGGGCAGCGTTGGCTCATCTGAGCCTTGTTTAAGTTCGACCCGTAGGCCAAGTACAATTTAGTCATTAAGAAATCTCCTTCTTGTTTTGTTCGTTTGCACTATTGACAATGTAGCGAATGATAGTAATATTGTCAATATATGTGCAATCTTTTTCTAACAAAAGAGCGAAAAAATGAAGTTAAAACTTGAAGTAACAAAAGAAGACTTAGAAGAGTTTCAAAAAAGAAGAAAAATGTACAAAACCTGGAGAAGGAGTGTTGTTGTTAGTCACATTAGAATGCAGGCAGTGCATGATTTATATGAGGAATACAGTGTTGTTGATCCCGATTTCGATGATGAAAACTTCTTAACAAGCTTTAATTATTGCATGGACGTAAATGAGCCATTTAGGGCTGAAACAAACAGTAGTTTAGGCAATCATCTGCCAAGTGGTTATGACAATCAATATGAACAGAACGAGTTAAGACGGCTTGAATTGTTAAGAAAAATTAAAAGCGGTGAAAGAAAAAAGAGTGAAGAATACATTCAGGATCTTATCGCATACCCGAAAAGGAAAACATCATGACAGTGAAACGAATTGAAATGGCATTACATGTACAGGAATTATGTGCGGTAAATGATATCAAAGTTGTGTATCAATCGTTAGAAGATGCCGAGCCCAGATATTGGGCAAGGCCAGCAGATAAAACTATTTGTATTCGCCCGACAAAGAATACAGGTTTTTATGTCTCAGCATTACATGAAATTGGTCACATCTTGGGTAGGTTCCAAGACCGCTCATTACTGACAAAAGAGTTATGGGCATGGGTATGGGCTAGAGAACATTCTCTGGTCTGGACTGATACCGCCGACAGAATTATGCGCCGAGCAATGGATAGCTATGGCTGGGGCGATGTTCAAAAGAATAGATGGAGAGAATTGTTCAATGAATAAGATTGTTCACTTTATTGGCTTTGATGGCGACGGTTTTTCTGCCGCTGTCAAAGTCTGGGGGCGCCCAGATTTTATCCATAAGTTTTTCGACAAAAGAAGCCTTGGGGATATCGACTTTGACAACGATACAGTTGTCTTTGGGAGAAAGACTAAGCTTACTCCTCACCCTATCTGGGTTGACCAAGACCACAACAGACATTGAAAAGGGGCGGTATGAACCGCCCTTTTTTTATATGCGTATTATGTACGGGGTAGAGAATTTTTAACTAGCCGATCCCAACCCATCTCTACCCCATATCAAAACTTAACTACAGGCGACCTGTACCTGACAACCCTTTTTCTGTTTCTTAATCGCCTAAAGTCAAACCAGCGTTTTAGTCTTTTGCGTGTGCGAAACATTGCCAAGTTCTCCCAAAATCTGATGACCTCCAGGCCTGCGGGCTGCCACAAACCGAACATTTTCTCTCAAACAAGTTCTTTCTTCTGGCTGCTCCGGGCTTTTTTGCGAACAAATCTTCGGCCTCCCCCCGGCTGCGTTTCCATTTTTTATATTCTTCTTCTTGCTTTTTTTGTTTCTCTGTCTTGCTGCTCATGCTATTCTGTACCTCTGCCTGAATTGTTCGGGTAGACCGTAGCCACGTTTTGTAAAACAGCGTGGTTCACAATATATAGTCATCACGAAAGAAAGCAGACGAGCGGGCAACCCCGAACAACTCGTCTGTTTTTTTATCCCGTACATTCGCCTTCATCCTTTTGGCAGAAATAGCCCTCCTCATCAAAGATCCAATCTTGCTGCCGTGTTGCAAAGTCTACGAACTGCTTCATATCTCTGCCATGCCTGAAGGTTGAACCCATTTCTTGTTCCATCTTTACCCACCATTCAGCACGCTCTGGGTGCTGCTTCGCCATGCTGGCAAGAATATGTTCGCTTTTTAGAAAACAAAAGTCACAGTTTCCTTTGGGTGTAACCCCGTTAGCCGAGTTTAGATTCAGGTTAAAGTCTTGTTTATCCCAAAAACTCACCACATCTTCTTTAAAAATGTTCGCCTCGAGCAGCGGATACCAATAGCTCCACCTGTCTTTGCTGTCAGCCTTAGCTCTTTTTGACTCATCAGCACGAATACCGACTGCCGCCGTCCACTTTTTCCAACCGAGCCCCTTAGTTAAATACCGTTTCATTGGGAGTATTTTTAGCTCTGTGGTGCAAAATCTCGCAGCTATGTTAGGTAAATACTTGCGCCTTCTAACCAAAACCTCGAATGGCTCACCGATACGAGACGCTGAATTGTCGCTAACTGTCTTATATGTAGCCCGATTATCGACCACATCATACTCCACCCAGGTTATCTTTATGCCCCAGCGCTGCTGGCATTCCCGAACAAATTCCAAAGTTTCAGGCATTTCCCTCCCGGTGTTGGCGAACAACACCTGAACTCTGTCAGGCAAATCGCCGTTTGCCTCCAGTATCTGGTGCAGCATATAGGCCGATGTTCTGCCACCTGAAAAAGATATCTGTATGTTACCATCAGGCAGGCTGTAGATGCTCATGGTTGGCTTATCTCGCCACCTAAAGCCGCATAGCCAGCTATATCAACCCAAGTATCATCTTGCTTCATATCATTTGTAAGCCGTGCCAATTTCAGGCCAATCATGCAAGCACAAACTTGTTCGGGTGTAATCTCCCGGTCTAAGATAACGCCCCATATATCAGCTATTCTCTGGTGATTTAACCGTGCGTCTCCATAATCTGAAGCTCGCTGCCCGCTAATAAGTTCGCCCGCTTTTTCCAAAAAATAAGCCCGATTCATACTATCGTAAGACATTATACATTATCCCTCGCTGTAACTGCTTCATACTCACCCCGACTCATCACACCATTTGTTGTGCCAAGCCACTTGCGCCCACCTGTTGTGGTAAACGAATACTTCTCTATACGCCGCTCTGACAACAATTCCCGAACAATTTGGTCAGCAATATACTGGCTAATGTTTTGAAGAATAGCAGGAGCATCTGAATCCGTTAATCTCTCAATGATACTATCAGCACCACCACGCTGACACAGAGCCCGACCATTTGCTTCGCAATCCTGAATCCATCTGAACATTGCATCTTTACGCATCTGTGATTGATTGCTTTGATTAAGATTGTTAATTTGTTCGGTTCTATCTTGTAGCAATCCTGTAAGTGTATCCCGAACAAAACTTCGTATATTGCGATCCGCAGGCCCGTTTGACTTCACAATCGCCCCGTCAAAACAACGATTACGTTGGTATTCTATACCCAAATCATGACAGCGGCCCCGAGCCGTTTTCTCATCTAACTGCCAAATGGCAAAAGCGCAACGCACACCGTCAACCAACGCCGATGTCCCCCGAATAAGATTACGAGCCTCTTCAGGCTTCGAGATAATTTTATCGCCCTGAACTTTAGTCATGTGGTGACATACAATGACTGCCGCCCCCGTTTCTGTCGCAACCCTAGATAACAAGCCAGTTAGAGCCGCACCAGCCGCAGGGTCAGCATTTACATCTGCGTGTACAAAAGATGCCAACGGATCAAATACAATGAGCTTCAGGTTGTCGAGCTGTAAGATTTGTTCGTATATTTTCTTAAACTCGTCTGTCTCCGAATAATCACCCATATTGTCTCTTAGTATGGGAAACACACCACCGACATTGGGCAGCGGCACAACATGTAATTTGTTCGGGTAATCGAACCGTAGGCCTGCCTCATCCAAGCGCTCAATACGTCTATGCATCTCCGCTTCATCATCTTCTGCTGTAAATATAACAACATCACCGAACTCTTTTACCGTGCCTCCAAAAGCATTTTGCAATGGCCTGCCTGCGGCTACTTTCATAGCCAAGTCAAGGGTCATCATGCCTTTACCAGCATCTCCCGCCGCTGCAAATATTATTGGAACTCCGATAGGAAATGTGCCGTCAACCAAAAACTCTTGTACAGGCGCACTCCCTGTAAACCTAGAGATAAGCAGGCTGTCGTTGAGAAGATTGATTGTTCTGTGCGTATGGCCTGCACCATTTTCCACAAACTCACTAACATCAAACTCTTCATTTATTGCGTCAGCCGCATCCCATTTTGGTGGCTTGCCTGTTGGTGGTTGCAGTATCGTTACTGTGTTCGCATCTGCGTCTATGGCAACTTCCCGAACAATTTCAGCAAGCCGCCTGCCAGCATCATCATTATCAGGCCAAATAACTAAGTCTTTCCCCCTTAACGGCGTGAAATCAAACTTCTCCGCATTTTTACGAGTTAATGCCCCAGCCCCACCGAGGGTGCATGTTGCTGGAATGCCTGCATCAATTAATGCTTGGGCGCACTTTTCACCCTCCACCCATACAACACGCTGCTCATTTAAAATGTTCGGGATATTGTATAAAGGCCGAACTTCAGGTGCTTTTGGATATCTTACACCTGGAACCCAAGGCCTGAACTCTTTTTTACCGTCAATGTCATAACGGCGTACAGTTACCAATACTTCGCCGTCACGACTGATATAGTCCCATTGCCCGTTATGTTCGGTGTTTATATCAATGCGAACTTTTTCTGATTCAGCAGGCTCAACACCATTTGTGTAACTTTGAACGGGTATTGTGTTAAGATTTATACCCTTACTTGTTTTCCAATCAGGACTGTATACCACATTGTCTGTGAGATAAGACCCGAACATTTCTTTTATTTCAGGCAGGCGCATACCTCTTGCTGCCATCAGTATTTTAACAATGCCGCCGATTCCCTCGCCACCGTTAAAGTCTTGACCTCTCATGAAATGTGGGCTGTTTGGGTTAATATCAATCTTTAAACTCTCCCCAGCCTCACCAGCTAACGAGCCCAAAAGAAAATCAGTGCCTCTTATTTTTCCATTAGGATACGTCTGAATCAGGGTATCAACCTGTACAGAACGAGGAACTTCTCTGCTAATTTTTTCTACCAAATCATTCGCAGTACCAGATTTAGTATTGTCAAACCGTATCATACTCATTATATTGTACCTTGAGACTTATGTTTCCTTTTGTTCATTAGTTTCGTTTCACACCTAAAGGGGTCGCTTTCGAGCGGCCTCTTTTTCTATGCCCAACATGTTTTGTGAAACTCACAATATCTGCAAGTAAAGTAATCTGAATTAGCTGCAACTCGTGGCAACATCTCCCCCGCCTTTGTAGCTTGCAATATCTCTACCCCCCGATCACTTGTTTTCTGAGCCAGTTCTTTATTGAAAGGAATTAGCTCATAGTAAATCTCACTTGTATCTTTATTCATTACCGTAAACAAGGCAGGATTTTCTGTTAAATCCATATAAGCTTGGTACAACGATACCTGTGCAGCATAAACAGGATTAGCATCAGCTACTCCTCTACGCACAAATTCGTTAAACTTTTTGCTGTTTGCGGACTTACACTCCCATAAAAACGGATAATCTATTGGAACTGGCCCAGAACATATAACACCGTCAATATGCCCCTTTATTTGCTCGTCAGCGACTGAGAAGCCAAATTGCTTACCTTGGGAGTCATGAGTCTTTAATTCAAAGCCAGCACGCCTTAAATAGCCAGCAATCATATCTTCTATGAAATGACCCATATCAAATATGCGTAACGTCCTGGCGGAGAACTCTTTCTCTTCATCCGGGGCAGCTTGCATATATCTGTACTGAATTTGTCTTGGGCAGGGGCTGCCAAGAGATGAGCCGCCAAGATACTTTCTTTTTGGCTGTTCATCATTATTTAGACATATAGCCTTATCAATCTCATAAGAGATTAGCTCTATAGCATTAGAAAGGTATGGGGTCGTTTGGGAAGTCTTCGGTGTCAGAACTGGTGATACTCTGTTCAAATTCAAGAAGCCCTTGCTCTGTAAACTCATCCCTAATCTCCTTCATTTTTTGAAAATAGGCGACCATCCCAAGAACTTCTTTTTCCTGTAAATCACACAGCCGTTTTTCCCATCCTATATTGCCAAATATTTTGGCTACATTTGATAATGTATCTTCTTCTATTGAACCATCGTTGATTCTGGAATTATTAGGTTCCATTGTTTAGCATCCTTAGATTTTATATTAGGATTTTTAAAAGAGACGTAATGTACATTGTTTCTGCCAGTTACAATTTGAGCCAAGCCCGATGTAAATGCATCCATGTAGTCTTCTGTTACGTCATCAATAAAATCACACATTGCGTCCATTAACTCTTCATTGTTTTCATGAGAGTCACCAACGCTCAAAAAACCATCTATCTTTTTATAAGATTTATTCTTCATAAAAAGAACTAAGTTTATCTCAACTCTCATTTTGTTCATTTACCTGTTTGATGCATAGCCCTATTTGCATTGCAATCTGTGGGACTATTGCGTTTCCTAATCCTTTAAGTCGGTCCACCCTTTTGGATACCCCATTAGCCACTCGACCCACGTTGGGTTCAGCTGCCCACCATTCTTCTGTTGGTTGTCTGTGTACTGCACTGCTACATCGAGTGTGTCCATGCTCACTTTGCCGTTCCGCGTCCTTCCCCCCAGATAACCGCCCTTGTGATCTCTTGTTGTCGGTGTAGGCCACATTTGCACTGTTTTTGACAACCCCGCTCCCTTCCCTGTTTTCGGATTTATCCCGCTCCGTTCTGTCGCTGTTGGCGTGGGCCACATTTTCACTTGGTCTGCTAAGTTTGCCCCGAACACTAAATTGCTCGACTTGCTTATTCTGCGCCCCCTCTCGTCCAATTGCCTCGGTCCACCCGTCCCGTCCGTTGTTCTCGGCGTAGCCCACAATCCAGATTCTATCTCTTCTGTGTGGGGCGTTGACGGCACAAGCTGGAACAATAAACGGTTGGCAGGAGTAGCCTTCGGTTTCCAAGTCAGCTC